GCATCCACGTCTGGAGGCGTGCCGATAAGCCGCAAATGAAAATGTCGACATCGAGCGGGCCGAAGGACATGCTCCACAATCAGGCGTGCCAGGCGCTCGAATCGTCCGGCGCCACCGCAGTCGCCCTGATGCATCTGGTTGGGCCGCAGATCTTGTTTTTGTACCAGCGAGGCGCTTATGGATGGTGCGATCGCAACGGCGCGGTGCCGGTAATCGAGCCGGACACGCGGGAAGTGGTGGCCTGAATGATGATGATGATGAATCAGCTTGCGGAATGGGTTATGGAGCGGTTGATAGACACGGTGCTATTTGTGATCTCTCGAGCCGGCGCCTGGATCGCCCGTTCCACCGAGGAAAGGCTTGAGCAATGAGCGGATTTGGCGGGTATGGAAAACAGAACGAGCAGCCCCGCGTCGACCGAGCGCAACGCGATCGCGCCCTCGAACTCCTAAAGCACGGCTGGGTCCGGTTCAATCATCAGCCCAACGGTCCCTATCACATGGTGGTTGTCGCGACCGCCCGCGGGATGATCGAGCTTTTCGATATGGAGGGCGAATTCGCGCCTCACCTGTTCGTGCCGGCGCCGCCTCCGGGGGAGTGAAAGTGGCCGAAAAGAAAACGTTGTTCATGGAATCGACGGAAATTGCGGCCGAACGAACAGCCGCCGAGATCTCCGGCGTACTGATTCGCGCCGGCGCAAACCAGATCGCGACTGATTACGATGCTGGTAAGATCGTCGGGCTGCGTTGGGTGATGCGGGTCAACGGCCGCGACCTGGCTTTTGATATGCCGGCTCGGGTCGAACCGGTCTATCAAATTCTTCGAAAGCGCCGATCCGGTTACATCGGGAAGGAAGTCGAGCAACGGCTGCGCGCCCAGGCCGAACGCGTCGCGTGGCGCCAGCTCCTGCGGTGGGTCCAGGCACAGGTGGCTATGATCGAGTGCGGAATGACTGAGGCCTCCGAGGTGTTCTTCCCGTACATGCAGGTGCAGGCCGGGAAAACCGTGTATTCCCTGTTCCGCGAGCACGAGTTCAAGCTGCTGGCGCCACCCGAGAAAACGTAAATATCAAAGATCAAAGGAGGATAGGGTGATGACAACAACAAAAGAAGATCAGTTCTTGCGGAAGAAAGAGGCCGCCGCGCTGCTGGGAGTCTCGGAGCGGCAGCTCGACCGGAGGGTCGACGCCGGCAATATCCGGAAAATCATCGGTGAGAAGCATCCCGGCGAAACGGCGGCTCCGGCGCTCTATTCCCAAAGCGATATAGAGGCGCTAAAAGCCGGCAAGCCGCACAATCACGCCACACTCGTAAAAACGCCAGCGACGAACGGACACGCGCCGGTCGAGGCTAAGGAACCAGCAGGTTCCGGGGTGGCGAAGACGGCGTCGTCGTCCTCCTCCAGCGAGGAATTTTGGCGCGAACTGCTCCGGGAGGCCGTCGCCTCATTTGTGGTCGAAAAACCGGAGGCGCTGCTCCCCTGGATCTCCCTTCAGGAAGCTGCCGCCTGTTCCGGGCTTCCGGCACGCTATCTTCGGAAACTAGCCGAGGGAGGATGGCCGGGAGCCCGCAATGTCGGCGAGAAGCGGGTGCGATGGATGTTCAACCGGGATGCGCTGAGGGAATGGTGCTAACCATGGAAGCCGACGATCACCACTGCCCGCGCGATCTCTTCGACATGGAACTGGCCTCCAACATGGGAGCGGCGGCCCGGAACGCGGGCTTCGGCAACCATTCGAATATTTATCGCGGCGATCGTTCTCGAGAAGGAAAGCTGAAGTCGTGGGCCTGGGAGCTGGGATGGCGAGAGTGTCAATGGCTCACAATGAAGGACACGGAAAAAAGAGTCGAGGCGATCGCGGAGAGGCAGAAATGAGCGATCCCGAAACTCTTGAACAGTGGCAGGAAGCGGTAGATGCGGCTGCCGGAGCCCGCGCGGTTGCCGACTGCCAGATGTATGGGCTCATCAAAGGCGGCCCGAAGATCGACGTGGCTCGGTGTGACGAGATTCTCAGTCGCGGAAAGGCGCAAGGCGTTCTACTGTCGAAGCCGGAAACAGAATTGGCGATCGAATTCGTTAAGCTGGTGAACGCGCAAGCGGCGCAAGCGGCGAGAGAGAAAGCGCAGCGCGAAGGGCGATAAGTGGAACCTCATGCGGTAACGATTCAGGTCGACGGCAGAGGGCGGGTGATGCTTGTTCTTCTCGCCGGCATTCTCGACCTCGTCCGGAATTCCCCTGCTACGGATGTGCAGGCACGCTGCGCGCTTAAAGCAGCACTCGAGATGCTGCCCGAGATGTACCTGGAGCAAAAGCCCTGCAGTCTATTCGGAAGCGAAAACCCGGAAGAGGACTATTAGCGCCTGTTTAAAACAAGTGCATTGATTGCCGTGTAAATTGCCTCGCTCCAGCGCCTGGCCGCGATGCCGGCGGCGAAGGCCAACACGGCCGTGAGGGTTATCTTCGGGTCCATCCCTACAACGTTACTGTGAAGCACATAGGCGCTCACCACGCCGAATGTTGTGGCTATTGTGGTCGGATCGTGTTCAGGTAAGCCTGCCACCCGCGGACCAATTGATTCATGCGCTCTCGGAGCTCCTGCATCTCTTCGCTTTGTTTCTCCGCGATGATGATGAGCTTCTCAATTTGGTTATCGTGGGAGGTGACGGTGGAGGCGAGCGCGTCCACGACATTCGTCAGCCGTTCAATTTTCTCTTCTGTGGTCATCTTGGAAGTTGAACCATGCGGTATTTTTCACCGCTGTATTTGCCGGGAGCAGGGAGGGACCATCCGCGCTTCGCGTAGTCACTGAGCACGCAAGCAAGAAAATCTCTAGCCATCTCCATGGCCTCTTGTTCAGTTTCGCCTTGCGTGGCTCCGTGATTCAGATCCGGAAACGTCACCACAAAGCCGCCCGATTCGACATCGGGCTCAAACAACGCGGGATAAGCAATGGGCTTCTCAGGCTCCTCTCCGCGCGATGCGCAGAACGCCAGGTATTCGTCGACCGAATCGCGAAACGCCTGTTCGAGTGTCTCGGCAGACGTTCCCTTAAAAGTGATCACGTCCCTGGTGTTGATCACGTCGCCGTGAAAACCCCCGGCTTTCTCGTCGAACTTCACCTTTCCCTCGTACCCCTTGTAAATCACTTTCCCTCCTTTGTCCGGGACGAGCCGCCATCCGGCCTCGTACAGAAGTGTACGAGCCTCAGGCCGTTAGGACCTTCAAGTGAGGCTCGGCCGATCGTCGCACGGAGATTTCCACGTCAAGGCCCAGCTTCCTCGCAAACTCCAGCAACTTCTCCAGCGAAAAGGGCGCGAGACGGCCCCTGGTCAGCGCTGAAACCCGCGGCTGTCGAATTCCTAAGACCTTGGCGGCCTCTAGCTGATTCAATCCACGTTCGCGGATGCTGCGAGCAATCAGACGCGCGATTTCGGCTTTAGCAAGCGCTTCCTCCGGGTTTGGCAATCCGAGGTCGGCGAAAACGTTGCCGCTGCCTACCTCGATAGGAGTAGACGAGTCACGCTTTGCGAGCTTGATGTTGCTTTTCTGCTTCCGCAAGACGCTTGCAGATGAGGTCAATTTCGCGCTGCGGGGTTTTGATCCCGCTCGTGGATTTCTTTTTGAAAGTGTGAAGGACATAGAGGCTCCCCTTGAACTTGGTCGTAAAAACGCAACGATATGTGTCGCCGTCGTGGTCGGAAACGATCTCGATGGCATTGATCCGCTTCATCCGTTTGCATGACTCATGCGGGTCACCGCGTTCGGCGTTATAGATCGCCTGTCCGACTTCCGACCGAACCTCAGCCGGGAAAGCCCGCAAGCGCTGCCGCGAATCGCCCATCCAGTGCACCTGTTTCCGATCCACAGTTCCAGTGTATCTCAATTTTGAGATACAACAATACCGGATCACCGCAAAAATTCGTAAATCGTGCCGCAGATCATGCCGGCTATGCAAGCGAGCACAATAAGCACCAACCGGAAATCGAAGTGATCGCGCAGCGCGCGCCGGTGCAATCTCACGAGCGGCGAGAAATCGAGCGGGCGCGGCGTGCGGCTCGCCCCTTGATGACGCGGAGGGCGCGACACGATCACGATCTCCTCCCCGTTTCGCTGATGCAGATGGTTGCGGCCAAGGCCCGGACATCGCCGAAGTTTGGCGCGAGGACGAGGCCTTTGGCTTTTGCGTAAGCGAGCGTTGCGAGGCACACATCCACGGCGTCGCGATAGCAGCGGGCGAGGTAATCTGCGCTCGATTCCCCGTTTCCGTTCAGGGGGATCGAAGGGCTACCATTGGAGTCATCGGCGGCCCGTCTCCCCTGACGGACGCTGTTGTTGTCCTGTGTGCTGTGTGTCCCGCGGCCGGCGGCCGGAACTCCTCCAGAAAAAGGAACGGCCGCCGCCGCGGGTTCTACGATGAGATTGATCTCGATCTCGGTGAGCTTCTGGTTCCCGCGACGTTTCTCCACTTTTGCGACCTCGAACAACTCGCCGGGCTGAATCCTCATCTGCTCGATCTTCTGCGCGATGTAGAGATCCGCGAACCACTTGCGGCCGTCGACGAGGGTGAACATAACTCGATCGCCGTCGTATTGCGAGTGGACGGGTTTGCCGTCCGCGAATTTCAGCGCGATTTGTTCGGGCTGAAAGCCAGGCGTGAACTTGCCGGATACCGCTGCCGCTGCTGTTGTTGCTGTTGCTGCTGCCATAAAAACCTATTTCTCCTCCTGTTGTTCTTCTTCTCCGTCGTACGCCCGATTGAAATCGGCGATCAGTCTGAATCTGTCCAACTTCCAAAAACTCCAGAACCCGCGCCCGAGCACGTGGTGCGAATGTTCGCCGTCGACATGATGCCGGCGGCACAGCGGTAAGGCCTCCCGGTCCGAGCATTTCTGCCCCAGTCCCCGCGGGCCCACGTGCGCGGCGTCGATCCGCGAGAAAGTGCCGCAAACGACGCAAGGGAGGCTCCTCAGCCACTTCAGGTAGGGCTCGTCAAGAAAACGGCCGCGCCGCGGCTTAAACCGCGCCTGGCGCACCGGAGTGCGGTTGGCCGCCGTGGCCTTCACGCGATCTTCCCCAGTGGCCGATTCCCCATCACGGGAGCACGCCGGATTGACCGCTCGATCTCGCTCTCCAGCCCGGCGCTTCCGACCGCCCAGGGTTCCTCCACACAGGCCGGGCAGCCCGGGCACTCGGTAGCCCGCGTCTGGTCGACCCCGATGTATTGCTCGAAAAATCCGGAGCCGTCGCAGCAGCCGATCCGCGCCAGCTTGCCGAGGGTCTGCCTTGGAGTGGATTCGACCGTGTAATCGGCAAGATCTCGCGCCTCGATGGCACGCTCGGCGAGCTCGCGGGCATCGGCGTCCCTGCGCCAGTCCGATTCGGTGTAGTCGCTTTTGAAGAAGAAGTCCATTTGCGTTTTCCCTTAAAACAATTACCGCTTACTGCTACATCTCCAGAATAGCAATAAGCGGTAATTGAGTCAATAGCAATTAGCAACAAAAAGCGCTTTCTGCTATGGTATTTTTATGGCGAAAAAGAATCCGGCGGCCGTGGAGCTTGGCCGCAAGGGCGGAAGAAAGAAAGTGCCGAAAGGGCTGGCGACGATGAGCGATGAAGATCGCAGACGAGTTCAATCAGCCGGTGGCAAGGCGCGGTGGGCAGGGAAGGCGGCGGCGAAGAAGGGGAAAGGGTAGGACTAGATGGACGCTAGCACAGAGAAACGGCTTGTCGCTGCCGTCGTAGGATTAAACACCGCGGGGGATTGCGTGTTCAACGTCGATGGCGTTGGGCTGGGAGACGCCGTGACGTTCACTGGCGAGAGTCAGCCACAGGATACCGAATGACTCCCAAAATCCAGGTTGAAATCACGGATATAGCCGAGTTTCACTGCTTCAAGCTGACGCTCAATGCTATGGCTCAAGTCGGCGATGAGAATACTCATCGAATTGAGATCATGCTGCACGCGACCGCTTTGATTGATCTGATCCACAAGTGCTCGTTAGCGCTCTGTGAATGGCAAAGGCAAGCCAGCGAGGAACTGCTCCAACAGATCACCGGAATGACCGTGGAGGACATGCGCGCTAAGGGAATAATCGCATGATCGTCCTTTATGATACGCATGGAGTACGTTGCATATCTACATAAAGATCCGACGTCGTATTATGGAGTGAGTTTCCCCGATTTCCCTGGCTGCGTAACCGCCGGGAAAACTCTGCAAGAGGCGCGCCGGATGGCCGCTGAAGCATTGACCTTCCATATTGCAGGCATGATCGAGGACGGTGATGTGATCCCCGAGCCGTCAACCCTGGATCAGTTGGCAAACGATCCGGCGCTTAAAGGCGCCGTCGCATTTCTCGTGAAGGTCTAAGTCAGTTCGCCTTAGCCAGTCCGATCGATCCGGCAAACACCAGAGTGGGGCTCTCGAACTGTCCGGCAACCAGGGTTACTACGTCACCTGCATTCAGAAACTGCACGGTCGATCCGGCGCCGCAATGCCCCGTTTGCGGAGATGCCGCCGTGTAGATCGAGTCATTCACGCTGATGTCGATCTCTGTCGGCGTCGATCCGTTGCCCGCCCAGCAGCCCTGTGCGAATATGACGTACCACCCATCAGCCCCGGCCGGAATCGTAAGCTGGCTCGGAACCGACGAATAGCCGCCGTCATCGCGGGTGACCACGCTCAGCGTGACCTGCGTCTGATCGTTGCTGGGGATATTCTGGACAAGACCGGTCTTGATGATCGCGCCCGCGTGAGGCACTGAAGACGCGCAGCTTCCAGGCCCCCAGTTCGTCCCGCTGAAGCACAAGGCGTTTCCGGCGTGGGCTCCGCCGCTTGCGAGCTGCGATAACGCGACCGACGCCGGCGGCGGAGTCCCCTGATTCCCGTCGATGCAGTTCGCCTGCGTCAGAGTGATCGGGGTGCTCGATTGAGGCACGTTGCACGTCTTCACGTCGCCATTCGAAAACCGCATGAGGTAGGTCGATGCCGGCGCGCTCGTCTGGTTGGGCACAACCGCAACCGTAAAGTTCCCGTCAACGATTTGGATGTTGCGGCTTGTCCCCAAAACCGCGACATTTACGCTTCCAGTAATGTTAGGGCCTTCCACGATCACGCTGCCGTTGAACGGGTCGCCGCCGACGCTGTTGTACACGCGGTCGGTGATGGTGGTGATGGAGGGTTGGGCGCACATCCGGCCGAGCGGCAGGAACAGCAGGGCTAAGATCAGCCTTTTCATGGGCGTCCCCCGATTATTTGCCACCCGGAACCATCGCTCTGAATCGTGTACGAAGAGTGCTGGCTTGTCAGGGAGAGCGGCCCGGGCGCCCCGTCAAAGGTATCGCCGGTAAGGGAGGCAAACGAGCAGGCGTTACTCGAGGAATCGGTTTTCTTGAGCACCAGGATCTGTCCGCGCCACAGCCCTGAGGCTGGGGGGATAGATCCGGCCGCACTTGGCAGAGACACCGTCACGGGGCCGGATGTCGCATCGCAAAATATGGTGGGGGTGGCCCGAGCGGCGGTGAAAGAGGCACTCGCGAGAAAAGGCGCCGGCGGCGCGCACGCGCCCGGGCCCCACGAGGCGGAGCCGAAGCAGAGCGCCTGGCCGGTCACGGCTCCGCCGCTTGCCAGTTGGGAGAGCGCAACCGTTCCCGGGATGGCGACCTGGGGCGAGCCGTCGATGCAGTTTGCGTCGGCGAGAGTCAGCGGAGTCGACGACGTGGGAACCGTGCAGGTCTTTTTGTCGCCGTTCGAAAATATCATCAGGTAGTAGCTGCCCGAGGGCGCCCCGGTGTCGTTCGGCACCACGGAGACGGATAGCGCGCCGTTTGTGACCGTCACCGTGCGATTGATCCCAAGCACGGGAATGTTGGTGGGCGACGTGAAGTTCGGCCCGTGAACGATCACCGTGCCGTTGAATGGCGTTCCGGTGACGCTGTTATAGACCGTGTCCGAAATCGTGGTGAGCGTCGGCTGTGCGAACAGCGAGGACGCAACGAAGAGAAATGCAATGAGCCTCATGTGTTTTGAAAAGCTTACTGTGTCACGGATACGGTTATTCCGTTGGCCAAGACTCCCGTGCTGCCGGCGCGATAGATGGGAACGTTGCTCAACCCAGGGTCAGGCGCTAAGCCTACCCCCTGCCCTCGGACCACCATATGCAGTTGGCCATTGGTCACACGTTGGGTGCAGCTTAGCTCACCGGCATTGGTGCTTGCTCCAAGGAACGTGAACAGGTCTGTTATCGGGACAACGCGTGCGCCGTTACAGTCGAAACTGAACGCCGCTTGATCTGCTGCCGTGGTCGCCGGGCTGGAGATATACACTGTTCCCGCCACATTCCCGTTGGGAACCCAAATCCTGAGATGCATATCCGCAGTGCCGTTCTCCAGGGCATTGGCATAGATACTGGGAGCTACCGCAACATTTGCTCCAGAGGTTGGCGCGGCCGGACTGGTTTCTGCATAATCGGGGAACAGGGCAATGGGTTTGCCGAGCGGCATGTCATGCCACCAAACCACGCCAGAGTTGTCGGTGTAGTTCATGAATGGCCCGGCTACACCAAGGTCAATGTGCAGCTTGCCGTCCGAAGATAGTGGGAGCACGATCACCTGGAACGTGGCGAAACTGTTGGCGTCGGCTGCGGCAGTAACTTTGACCGTCAAATCTTGTCTGGTGGTCACCGTGCTTGCGGCGGCAGGCGTATATAGGCAGCCGGCGCTCATGGTTCCGGCAACTCCACCATTTGGCGTCATGGAGCATATGTAACCGGCATTGCTGGTTCCGGTGACCCAAGGGGAGAACTGGATTGGGGCGGCCCCGGCCATCGCTACTTCCACGCTGCTCATCAGCCCTACGCCGATTCCTTGCAAAGAACTGGAGAAATAAGCGGAGGAGCCAGCGCTGTCCGTGGCCTTAACGACTGCTGCATTGTCGGGCGTGATGAGGCCGTTGTCGACCTTGGCCTCCATCCACTGGAGATCAGTTCCCGAGTGAGTCTGATTCGTCCATAAAGAAGACTCGTCCACGACCTCGTAATTATCGAGGTTCCCCTTGAGATAAGAGGTAACCCATAAAGCCGCCCACATGGCGTCCCCGCTGAGGGAGGTTCCGGTAAAGCCATCCGTATCCCAATCCGAGCCCGCGTCGGCGGCGACCAACCCGTAACGCTGCTGCTGGCGAATGATTGCCTGTATGAGGTTCTGACACCCGGTACCGCAGATTCCATAGTAGGGCGGCGGCACGAAAGTGCTTTTCAACCGCAGGCGGGTGCCGTATGGCATACAGTTGGTCGTGCAGTTGGAAGAGGCGTAAGCCTGGGCGGGCCACACGTTCGCGTTTCCGTTGATCGAGTTGAGATCGAGCGTCATCCGGATGGCGTGCCTGAAGGCGTCGAGGTCTCCGTTCTCGGCCGCCACGACTTCTTCCTGCTGAAACTTGAGGATCGAGATCGGCAGACCCGCCGCATCCGTGGCCCAACCGGGCGCCGAGAGCTGGTTCAAGGGATAAATGACGCCGCTCCGCGAGTTGCTCGGAAAGCCATCATAGGGCGCGAGGATGCCATAGGTGTACCGGTTATAAATCTCCTGCTGCTGACAGGTGTCTTTGTATGTCACCAGGTAGTGGTTGTCCTGGCTGTCCAAATAGCCATTGGGAATGTCACCCGCGCCTTCCGACTCCTCGTTAGCAAAGGGCACGAAGATGAAGTTGCCATTGGCCTGTGGGCTATACGCAAACGTCATTGGCGTGGCCGGGTCAGTGGACGTAACCACGTTGCCCTTCGTGTGCTCGTTGGAGCCGATCCCGATGCCGTTGACCGGCGCATGGCTCAGCCATAAGGTGCTGTTCGGGTGTACCGGCAGGGAATCAACGCGCGTGTTGAAGATCGAGTTAGCAGGGGTGGTGCACCCATTCACGGTCTGGTTGGAGGTGACGTGGGCCGGTGCCGTATAAACGCCGGCGCTCGTAATGGACCCCACCGACCCCGGCACCATAGAAAACGTGTACGGCGCGGCTCCGCCACTTGCCGTGAACGTGCAGGTGGTTCCGGCCGCACAGTTCTGCGGACCTTTGACCGTGAGAGGAGTCGCGGTCGCTGACGGAGTGTTGCCGGGCGCAGTAACCGTGGTGGTGGGTGAAACAAGGCGAAGCACGGGCTTCGCCCCGCTAAGGTCAATCGTAAACGCCGCGGGATCCAGTCCAACGCAAGATACCGGCTGATTCGCAGCTTGTGCCACCGGCACACAAGGCGTGCCCGCAGCCGGGCTCTTGATTTGGCCAAGATTCACTCGGGTCTGTCCGAAAACAGAAACCAGGGTGGACAATACTACTAAAACTTTAATCACGTTTAAAGCCCCCATCGAACTCTTTGAAACAGCGCCGAGCCGCATCAGGCCGCGAGCGGATTTGCCAGCAGCTCCGCGCGTCCGGCCGCCACGGCGCGTAGGATATTCTGCTGGTGCTCGATCTGGACCTCGACCTTGAACGCTGGTCCTGTGGCGTAGCCTGCCGCGCAGACGGCCGCCAGGAACTTGTCGGCATCCCCTCTGAGCGCGCCCCCTCCCTCATGGAAAGCGGTCCATGCGGGATTGTACCGGGAGGCGTCGATCAGCAGGTGGACGTAGGCGTGGACGGCCGCTTCGAGGGTCGGGTAGGATGCAAACCAGCGATACATCCGGTATCGATTGATACCAATGGGGACCGCGGTCGAGCGCTCGTCCGAGCGGAATCCGGCGAGCTGGGCCGGAGTCACGCATTCCATCGTGAGGCACCATGCCGACGCCGGATCGCCTGCGAACGCCGGCGGCCGGGTAATTCCGAAATAGTTGTTCTTCCCGGTCTGTGCGGCCCACCAGGCCGACTCGCAGGCGCTGACCGCGAGACCCACTGCCGGCGGGAAGCCGGGCTTTCCATCGGCGGATGAGGTTTCCTGCTCGATGTGCAGGAAGGCGAGGGTCATGCGGCGGAAGATGGGCGAGGTTTCGTAAGTCATCACTACTGGCTTTTCTCCTTGCCGGAGAGGTCCCAGTTGATGAGCAAGGCGTTGCAGAAGCGATAGACAAACAGGTAGAAACGCGATCCCATCGGGACCGGTTCGGGAAGCGCCCGGGCGAACGCGGACAGGACCTGGGAACCGGCGCCGGCGAGGACCCAATCGAGAATGTGTTGTTTCATTTACTTCCCCAGCCCTACGACGAACTGAACGCCTGGCTGCATCACGAAGCTGGCTACCGAGCCGTTGCTGCCGAGGCTTGCGTTGCCGGCCTTGAAATAGGGGATCGCCCAGATGTTGTGGCTGCCGAGCTTGAATGCCGCGGCAAGGCTACCTGTGAACGAGGGGCTGACGCCGCCGCTACTCACGGCAAAACCGGTCTGGCCGATGCCGATGAGAGACACCGATCCGCTCTTATTCTGGGCGAGCACATAGCCGAGGCCAGTCGTGACTGAGGACTGGACCGGGGCTGATTGTGTTGTGCCCGGCTGGACTACCGGGGTCGTAATGTCCGTCCAACTGTAGGTGTTGCTGGCGGCCCCCAGTCGGACGGCTACCGTGGTATCAACCGCGTAAGGATTGGCGGCGCCGCGGTTCCAGGCCGGCCCCACTCCTACAGTGATGCCAGGCAAGTTGGCCGTATTGACCGTGGTTTGCAATTGAATCTGCTGAGTCTGCGTAACCGTGGTCGAGAGCGGCGAGTTCGCCGGAATCGCCGCGTTTGCCGGAGCGGGCGCCGCGGCTGCGGTAGAGGACGTCTGCGCGATCGCGCAGAACGAGAGAGAGAAGAAAAGCAGAGATAGGATTTTCATGGGTGAAATTGTTGCGGAGTCAGTAAAGAATTGGGAAGGTGTGCCTGTGAACTACGGGAGTGCTGCCGATGCAAGAGGGGTTTGTCAAATTCAGGAATATGCCGACTCTGTTTCCAGACGTGCCGAAATTGCCGGCGGTAATGTCATTGGAGTAAGTGCCCGTGAGATTCGACAGGTCCTCGTTTCCGGCCATCACTCCGCCGCCAACCCCGCCGCCGAATCCATTCAAATAGATGATTGTCCCGCTGGTTACCGTCCAGGGGCTGCCCGGCGAGACCGACACATAGCCGGAAAACACTGCCATCACCTCACTCGTCGAGGTGAAATGGACTGTATTGACATACTGGAAGGCGTCGGAGCCGAAGCTGGTGATGCCGATCCCGCTATCGCCCGTCCCTCCCGTAATCCCAATCGCCGGGCAAACGTAATAAGTCGGGGATGCAGAGGAATACTCCGCTATGAACAGGTCTATGCCGCCGGTAGCCGTCACAGTGTTGCTGCCTGCCGCGATGCTGGTCGCCGCATAAATCGCGATCGAGTTGCCTGTCACTGCCGCCTGAACCAGCCTGTACGTGTTGCCGCGCGTGTCGGAAACCGTCGCCGGCGTCGAGCCTGAGCTGTAAACGATCGCAATGATCGTATCTCCAGCCGTATTGGCCGCCCCGAATGTGCGCGTCAGCGATCCTGAGAGGGTCCAGCTTCCAGCGGGGGACTGTTGCACGAGCGCAAAGTTCGCGGCATGCGCCGCCGCCGCACAGAAGCCCAAAAGCAGTAGGAGAACCCGCCTCATTGGTTGCACTCCAGCACTATCGAAATCGCCGCCGCGCCAGAAACAGCGTTGATATTGAAACCGAAGACATCGTTCTTGATTACATGAGTTCCGGTGTTTCCGCTTGTCCATCCGCTAAGATTGGTCGAGCCGGCGAATGTGCCGGAAGCGACCGCCGGCAGGCTTGAGCCATCGATCTTGTTTGTGGCCGTCGGAACAGCCGTTCCCGGAGTGGTGAAGCTCGCGCCGGTCTGATTTCCGGGGCTCGTCACGAGCACAAGCGACGTTGAGTTGGGCACTGAGGCGATCTCATAGAGGACGCCGGTGATATAGATGCCGCGGCCTGCCGCGTCAGCGGGAAAGGTCGATCCGGAGACCCAAGTGACCGTGTTGCCGGCCGAGCTTGTGTTCACCGTCCCGCTAAGAGCTGTCCAATCGGACGGCGCCGCCGCCAACTTCCACACGTCGACCGTCGCGGTGCCGGTATCGACGGTCATGTTCCACCCGGCGATATTACAGGCAAACGGGACCGTCGAGTATTGTGTGTTGCCGGTGGTGAGTGCCGTTCCGCCTGCAGCCCCCCACGCCATGCCGATACCGTGGTTCTGTCCGCTGGTGCCGACGGACGATGCCAGGGTGACGGTTCCCGTGCCGTTGTCGGTCAAGGTCATATTCGAGCCCGCGGCCAGGTTGAGCAGCGTTTGCGAGCCGTTAGGGGTGCCATCGGTCTCTAGCGTCACGCCCGCGCTCGAAGGTAGGCAGTTCGCGCCCGTACTGGTTTTGCAGCCGAGCCCAGACGAGGTTGCGAAGAACCTATCCATGCGCGGGTCCGTGGGGCTCGCTGGAGCCGAGGAATAGACCAGCAGGTCCACATATCCCATGACGGTCATCGCGTACAGGCTCGCGACCCAGACGGCGCCCAAAAGGAAAATTAAAGCAAGAGTTTTTTTCATCCGATAATTACTGCCCTTCCAGTGAAAGGCGCGCCGAAGGTCAGGACTACTGAGTTCGGTCCGGTGATGGTGCAGCTTTCGGCCTCATCCTTGAGGTAGGGAAGGCCGCCCGCGTAGCCGCCCGGATTCGGCAGGCCGCCGTACGTTCCTGACACCCCGTTCGCATCGTAAATCACCGCGTAGGGGCCGCCTCCGGAGGTGGCGCCGCTGACGTAGGCGACAGTGACGGTCGATCCCGCGGTCAGTCCCGTGATCACGGTCGGGGCGGTCCCATCGTTCGCAGTGCCGGTGGGATACGCGGAGTTGATTCCTCCCGTGAAAAGCCACGGCTGCGCGGTGGCCTGAACCGTGTAATTGCTGCCGTTCACACTGACGACCCAGGAGCCGGAGTTGTCGAACCAGGCCGAGTCGTTGAAGCCGAGCTGCAGTTGCGTCGCACCGGTCGGGACGATGAAACTCACCGGGCCGTTGCCGATATCCAGAGGCTCTACGACGTTGCCGCCCGAGTCCGTGAATGCGCCGACCAGGGAGCCGAAATTCGCTCCGCCGCCCGTCGTGGCCCAGATATCGACCGAGATGTCAGTGGTAGCCAAGGGGTGCGATATCGTGATGCTCGTTTGCGCGTTCCAGGAAATTGCATATTTCCGCAGGCCGCCCGAATTGCCGCCGCTTCCCCGCTCGGTGAGGTAATTCGAGCCGTCCGTGAAAATCCACGAACCTTGGGTTTGCGTAAGGGTGAAGTTTGCCGCGGCGCCGTCGATCGTGAGCCCGTTGCGATTGACCGTCAGCGCGCCCGCTCCGATATTTTCGACCGCGATACACCAGCGGAAATTCGGAGGCGTCGCCGGAAGAGTCAGCGTGACGGCTGTCGAAGAGTTGAAGCTCAGCAGCATCCCGCTGTCGTTCACGTCGGCCATGTAGCTCGCGGTCTTTACCCGCGCGCCCCCAATCGACGCGGATTTCCCCACGAACGCAATCAGCTTACTGTCGGGCATCGTCGGCATTGTTAGGGGTGATAAATACTGATCGAGCTATATTCGTAGTTGTCGATGAGAACGGAGGCGCCGCCGTAGACGGTCTCGCCGCTTGCGGCTTGCACGGTGACGACGTGCGAGGTGGTATCGATGCGCGTCATCACTTGCGGCCTGTTCTGCAGAGCCTGAGGAGGCAGGATGACGGTGAAGTCGCCGGCAGAGGCGTCAAGCCACACCAGGTCCCACCAGACAGCGAGCGTCGTATTGGAGTTGAGGGTGATCTGGGTGCCCGCGCCCTCGCCATAGATCCAGTCTTCCCGGATCGGCGCGTCTAGCTCCGTCGATTCGTTGCCGTTGGTGTCGACAGTGAATCCTGCAATGAGGACCTGCTTGTCCTCGAAATTGGTGCAGGGGACAGTGAACGTCGATTGGTGCTGGTAATCCGCGTTGTCGAGCCGGATCACGTCCGAGATGTATTGCCAGTTCGCCGGCTCGAAAATGACGATGGATGTCCCGTCGAGCAAGAGCGGGAGGTCCCAACTGACGGAAGTCGGCGTGTAGCTCGTGATCTTCCTGGTCTCTCCGCGACCGAGGCCCTGCAGAACGCGGACAATCTGCCCGGTCCAGAAGCCTCCCGAAACGTTGAGTCCGAGCCACGCATTCTGGGAATTGATCCATCCGGAGTCGGTGAAAGTGGTTGGATTCGAAGTATTGGGCGCGTCGATCTTCATCCGGACGATCACCACGTCCTCGGCCTGAATCGACTGCTCGGGATGTCCTGAGACGACGGCCTGAGGGGAGACCGTCAGCGTTCCCGTGGTGTTGTCATAAGCCGTGATTGTCACGCTCAGCCGCGGAGTCGCGGATCCGTCTCGCCCGATCACGCTGAGGATCCTTCCGACCAGGTTGGGGCCGAGTCCGCTGGTGTCGATGAGGCCCGCACACACGACCGTCGCGGGCGCGGTAACCGTGTCGACCTTGACGCCCAGGATTCCGAAGTTTCCGCCGGATTTCGCCTTGAGCCTCACTCCGGCCACGTAGGGCGAAGGAAGCGCCCACGTGGAGCGCTGCAGAGTGCCGCCGAAGGTAATCGAGGTCGGGGTATATCCGCCGGTTCCGTGGGTGAGGGATCCGGAGGTCTGCGCGCAGATCAGCTCGTCATCGATCGAGATAAAAAGCACCCACTGCGCGAGGCCCGCGACATTCGGCCACTTGATATCGTTCAGCGTAAACGTGTCCGTGCCAGACGGGGAGGTCCCGATTATCAAAATGCTCGACGGTGCGGACGGTGCGCCGGTGCTGTCGATCGCGCAAAGCGCGACCCGCAATGCCACGCTCGCGGGAAGACTGCCTCCGGTGGTCGATTGGGAAATCGACCCGACAACCGGGGCGCCGGCGCCGGAGGCTGAAAATGCATTCACCGGGAACTTGCCAGTGACGACGACGTCCGCCTGGATGCTGCCGTCTTTGAGCGGTGTGTATTGCTGGTTGGTGTCGAAGGTCCATTCATTCGGGAAGACCGCGTCCCATGACGGAGCCTGTATCTGGTAAGGCGCCCAGGCCGGCCCCAGAGGAATCGGGTAGAACAAGGCGGGAAGCGGCTTGGGTGCGACGTCGATGGGCTTGGGCCCCACGTCGAGGTCGTACATGGACTGAGTTACGGTCTGGCCATCGATCCGCACCGAGTAGTCTTTGTACAGGGTCCATTTCTGGATCCGGAAAGACATGGTGATCACCTGGAACGAAAGCCCCGATCCGTCGCCAGGAGCTAGGTTGACGGTGATGCTCGTGATCGCTCCGGAGGCGATTGTCACGTCGGTGATCGTCACGCGCTCGCCATTGATCAGTACGTCTTTTTCGAGAAGCGCGGAATACCAGACGGTCGAGTCAAGCGGATCCGTGTAAAGCGAGTCGTTCCAGTTGTCACCTGAGGCCCAGGTGACGGTAGTGCCCGAGACGTTGCAGGTTCCGTGCAGCCCGGGAATTTCCGGGTCGGTCAGTGAGACGACTTGTCCCACTTCGTTGCCGAGGCCCAGCAGCGTCGTCTTCCAGGAAGCTACCCGCGCATCCCGCCACTCGGTTGGATTAATCCCTCCGATTTCCTCGCGCGTGCGTGTGGTCGCGATCCTCAGCGCCTGGTTGAGAGTGGAACACCCCACCGAATGCATTTGGGTGGTGAGCGGAGATCCGGAACGGCCGTAATAAGCGGCGTGGCTTTTATCGACATACTCCGCCGTGTTCGCCTGGTAGGCGTACGCGACATCGGCGTAGGAAAGAACGAGTTTCTCGAAAGCCGCCGCGATCGGCCGCAAACTCAAACTTTGGAAAAGACGGCTCGCTTCGGTGTAGGCATCGACCGCGCTCGCATTGATCCGGCAGCCGAGCTTCAACTGCCCGAATTGCCAGGTGTAATAGCCGAGGGCGCAGTTCAGTACCTCCGCCAGCCAGTCGCGGAAAGGTTTCTGCGAAGAAATGATGCCCTGGAACTGGAATTGCGTTTCGGTTCCGGTGCCGAGGATCTCGGGCACCATCAGCGCCGCGATCTCCGCCGCCCCGCTGCCGTCGCCGGCGACTAGAGACGGGAGGACGAACATGGCGAGCTGCTGCGCGCTGGTATCGGGCGTGGTGATGCTGTCGCCCGGAGTCGGACTGCTGGCGATAGGGGTGTAGTAATACGCGACCCAGTCGTATCTGCCCCCTGCCTGCCTGTCGCTGATAGACCGGTTCAATGCCTTCTTGGCGTCGCTGCCATTCGGATCGCCCTGGAAAATTGTGGTGCATGCGGCGACGTATGCGTTCCAGACCACGGTCCAGTTGTTCAGGAAGACGGCCTTATTCGCCGCCGTCTGATCGACGGCATTGAGATTCTGCCAATTCTGCAGGTTCTGCCGCAGTATCACCTCCGCCTGGTTGGCCGCATTGCTCATCGGGACGCTGAAAGCGTTGCCGGCGAAGGCCCCTCCGATCAAAATGACTAAACCCGCAATCAGATCACCGCTTGCCAGGAGGACGGTGCCAATTGTCTGAGCGGTACTGCTCCCGAAAAAGGGAGCTGGAGGTAGTGTGACGACGATCGAAGTCAGATCGAGCGGCACAGTGATGTTGCCACTCAAACCAGTTGCACGCAGCAGCATATTGACTGCGATCCAGAAGGGGTTGGTGAGCCCTCTGACTGCCGTGCGGTTGCCGCTCGCGTCCCAAGTCCAACCCGATAAGCCGTAATCAATCGGGATCGTCATCTGATGCTGATCGGGAGTGCTCGGCTGGACGTTGCTTGGTTTGGTCACCCGGATCTCGCATGCCGCCACGCCGGCCGCGTAGTTATTGGCGGGATAAGTTTCAGGGATCGGATTGCCGTTTGAATCGCTGCCACCTCCGGAGCCAAGAGCGAACCAGTCGGCGCCCGGGTTCGCAGGATCGTTACCCAGAATCTGTCGTAGCCCATAGCCCGGTTGGGTAGGCTGAGCAATATTCAGGTTTCCATCGAGATGCAGTCCCTGCCAAACAAAGCCATCCAGCATCGGAGCCACTACATAACGGAATCCGTCCGCATTCGTAACGACGGCGGATTGAGTGAACCCTCCCAGTGGCCCCGCGCCCACGATTCCGAGAGAATCCGAGTAGCTCGATTCGTCGCGGTAATCAACCATCAAGGCTTGCGCCATGAACGCGTAGAGCGGGTTGCCTCCCGAGTTACACCAGATCTCCGGCAGAGCCAGGCCCCAGATGGTGTCGGAGATGATCGAGGTCGCAGTAACGTTATTGCGTCCAAAGCCGAGGAACCCGGTGGAGTTGTCCTTGATGTTGACGCCCTGAGGATCGGCCTGCTGGCCCCCGAAGTATTTCGACATTCCGTGCGCCTGGCAGCCGTTCGGGGACTCCAGGTAGTAATCGCAGGAGGTTGGATCTCCGCCGCTGCCATGCGCCGCGTAAGGGCAGTTCACCCCATCGTTGAAAGTCTTCCAGCACTGGCGGCTCACTTGCCGCTCCGGGTATTGGTTCATGATCTGGAAGAACCCGTCCGAGCACTGAACCGCGAAATTCGGGCTGCCGTCGATCGTGAAGTCCTGAATGATGCCCTTCCAGAGCTGCAGCAGGACGCCCGAGTTTTTGTGGAACAGGCAGAGGTCGATCGACGCGTATTTGAGGTCGGTATCGTTCGCGAGCTGGGACATCACGCGATCGGCGTTCCCGAAAACGAACCGAACATTATCCGCGGTGCCTTTGATGTCCTGGGAAATGAGGACGTCGGAGCCCGCCTCGCCGATTCCGGTGATGCGCGGGAGGTATAGCTGGCCGCCTACGGTGACGCGGCGATCGCTGAGATAGATGTCCGGAACGGCCGATTCGCGCACCCGGATGTGGATCAGCGGAATGATTTCCTGTGTTTCCGCCAGCAGTCCGGAAGTGAGCGCGGTAGTCGGGAAACGGAGCGCGGTTTCCGTGATCGAGTAGGAGGGAGCAGATGCAGGGTCGACGACTTCCACCAGGTTGAAGCCGACTTGGGACGCGTTGCGGAGGTGCGAGAAGGAGAGAGGCGTTTGCTCGAAGGTGACAAGGACGTTCGAGAAACTCCCGTCCGGGTTGGGGACGGCGTAAGTAAACGCCATCCACGGCCCCTCAATCGACTCCCAGAAATCGCGGAGCTGCTTGCCCTCGTAGAAGCTGAGATTGGGACGTCGGAACTGGAATTTACGCGGCCCGATGCCGACGAAATAACGCTGCTCCTGCTTGGTGTCGAGTGTCCCGAACCGGTGAGCGATGACCGGCCGCTCAACCGAAAAGCCGACGGGGAACTGCGACGGGAGCGGGAAAACCTGCGTACCCGAAATTCCGGTACCGCCGGTCGAGAGCACCACGCCGGGTACGGCCACGCGGCCGATCGTGTCGGACATTTAATCGACCTCCACGAGTTCGATTGGGATATTCGTGCGGCAGACGTCGGAGGACTGCGACCAGGCCGTATTGCGGAAGACCACCGTATAGCGCCCCTGCGTCTCCGCGCCTGTCGGATCGTAGTTACTTCCGATGGGCTGGCCGGGCGCGGGCTCGAACGGGTTGTAGAACAGGAAACAGGTCAGGCCGCCATTCTGTGCGGCCCAAAAACCGTATAGCGTGGCAAGGTCAGCCGCGTTCAGTCTTTTCGTGAGGGTGAACGTGCGCCGCGACGTCTGGGCGAGTTGTCCCCGGTCAATTGTGCCGTCGTGATAGCTCACCTGCAACTGCTCGAAATTCCGCGATTCGGTGAACGCGGTCGAGAGCGACTGCGGCATTACGCCGTTCGGGTCAGCTTGGATGATATTGCCGGGCATCAGGCGATCGTTAACCCTGGAAGCTGCATGTTTGCTGACTGCTGAGTGCGGCCGTAGCTCGAGTTCTGCGCCGCGATTGACTGGTCGGCCACGAACTGGGGCGTCACGAACTGGCCGGTCATGAAGGTGGCCGCATCGGCGCCGCTCAAATTGAGTGACAGATAAGTGGGTCCACCGCCGCTCGCGACGTTGGGGCCGGCCTGCGTCGGATACGCGGAGCTGCTCAAGCCTCCCAGGGTCCCGAGCCTGCTTGCGTAGGTGTAGGCCTGGCCGTCCTGGTAGGAGGCCTGCTGGTAAAGGATCCCGTTCTGTTCCGCGAGACTTCCACCGCGAGGCGTTGACGCGGAGAGCGGCATTTTCTGGCCAGTGCCCTCGGCGTACAGCATGACCATCTGGCGCACGTTGGGCGAGCGCACGGCGATCGAGATGCTTCCGCCGTACTGGGATTTCGCAGTGTCGACGATCTGCTTGATGATCCCGCTGTTGACCGGGATGTCGACGCCATACATCTGCTTGATGTCGTCGTGCGCCGTCTGTTCGAGGGATTTAACGCCGAAAAGCTTTTCGCCGACGCCGATGCCGAAGCCGGCCGCTGCGCCGATGCCGGCGCCGATCGCGGTGCCGATCCCGGGCAGGATCATGGTGCCAATGCCGGCGCCAATGAGCGCACCTCCGGCTGTTCCTTCAGCGACTCCGCCCCACGTGCCGCGGCGCGATCCGGTCAGGCCTGCCAGCGCGAGGGGCGTCCCGACGGCCGTATAAAGGGCCGCCGCGCCCTGGCTCGAGAGGACCGCCGAGGCGCCCCCTTTGAACCCACCGATGCCGGCGGCGGTCGTAGCATTGCCCGACGAGGTGTAGATATCGGTGTTCCAGAATTTGGATTTGAGGCTATTCAGGTTGCCGAGCGTTCCGGCTAGCCCGGAGCTGCTGCCCTTGCCGCCGAGGATGCCGCCGAGGCCGCCAATTCCCACGCTTCCGCTTCGGCCGCTCGATCCGCCCGGTAGTTGCTCGCTCCAAGGCGCCGCCGATCCGCCATCATCACCGGTGTCCGAACTGCCGCTGCCGTAGGAAATCCCGCCGCCCTGACCGAAGGTCGCCGGCGCCGCAATAGACGAAATGATCGATGACGGTGAGGAAATCGATGGTGAATAGATACTTGTGCCTGCTGACGCGATCGCGGGAGACGAAATGCCCATGCCGGCAACGAGAATCGCGGTCAGCCCGGCCATCACGGCGCTGTTCTGCATCGTAGCGGTGGTGTTCAGGTCGGTCGAAAGCTTCACCGGGTCCTGCTTGCCTCCGAAAAGGCCGCTGAACATGCCGGCGATTCCTCCGGTGCCATCCTTGCCATAGACCAGCGATTTGACCGGGCTCGCGATGATGCCGGCGATCCCGCTCTCGATGGGCTTCATCAGCGATTCCTTCACTGTAGACCCGAGCTGTTTGCCAAAATCTTGCGGGCGCGTGAAGAGCGTGTGCAGCAGCCCTTCTGTGGTTTTCTTTATTTCGTCCGTCTCCCGCTTGTTGACTTCGAGGATTTTCTCCTCCATCGCGTAACGGTCCTTCAGGTTCTCGATTTCGTTTTTGTGCCGCTCGTCGTCGATGTCGTAAAGGTAGGCGTGGGTTTCCTTGATCTGGAGTTCCTGATCGCGGATGGCCTTTTTCACTGTCAGTTCCTGGTTGAGCGCCGCCAGTTCGCCCGAGAAGCCTTCATTTTTGGACGACAGTTCAAGTACTTTGCCGGCGTGCTTGGCTTCGATATCGAAACTCTCGGACGACAGCTTGTCCCGTTCGCGCTGCGCGTCTCGCAGGCGCTGGACGTTGTCCTCGAAAGATTTGGCGAATCGCCTGGTGTTCTGTTCGAGGAGCCTCTCTTCCTCGGACTGCGCGCGCGCCTCAGCCTTCCGCTGTTGCTCCGTGGCGTCGGCGGTGAGCTTCTGAAACCTGTCATCCTGGTGAGCCTCGCCAATGTCGAGAAGACGCCCCACTTGCGTGTTGGCCGCATTCCTGACGGCGGCGATTTCCGCCTCGGATGCCTTCACTTTTTCGGCCTGCTTGAGCAGGAGGTCGCGCTGATAAAGGATCTTGCCGATCGCGTCGAGTTCGGACTCATCGCCTTTTTTCTCGAACGCGGCGGCCTCGGTGCGGAACGCCTTCAGCTCTTCGGCCGCGGTTTTGGCGGCCTCCATGCCGGATTTGATTCCCGCAATGATGCTGCGCTGCCGGTCGATCGCTTTCAGGGTCGGTTCGTTAACCGACGGCAGCACGCCGGTTTTGAGCTGAGATTGAAGCTCCTGTAATTCGCGTTCCGCCGCTTGAAGGTCCGCATTCTTCTTGTCGGATGCTCGCGCGGCCGACACCTGGCGATCGTTGAGCGCGATATCGGCGACGGTTTGCCGGTGAGCCGTGCGCGACTCGGTATAGCCGTAGCCGTAGCCCTTCGTCTCGGCCATTTCTTTGTCGGCAGAGCTTGTCTCTCCTCCGAACCAGCTTTGGAGGACGAGCTTCCAGGGCGTCGTGGCCATGTCATACGCCTTGCCTGCCCAGCCGAGGACTTTGACCGTAACCAGGACCGTCGACGCCAGAACTTCTTTCGTTGCCCGCGAGAACCGGCTCCACGCCAGTTCCGCCTTGGCGATCTGCCGCTCGAGTTCAACGGCGCGGTCCACCTCTTCTTGGCTTGGGCCGCCTTCGCCGGCGAGTTCCAGGTTTTTCTTCAGCTCCACCATTACCGGGATTGCCTCGAGGCCTGCGCGCTTAAACAACGCCATGGCGGCAGCGTCGCGCTCGAATCCGGCTGGCAGCCGGTCGAGCCCTTCGCCGATCGATCGCAATATCTCCGCGGCGGGTTTCACTTGGCCGGTGGCGGTGTCATAGAGATTGACACCCAATTTCTGCAGGGCTGACCGGGCTTTGTCGCCTTCCTTCGAACTCTCGTCGACCGCCTGGCTGAGGCCGCGCATGGCGCGCTCAAAAATAGAAACGTCCTGGCCTGTCGCTTTGGCTGCGAATCCGAATTGTTCGACCTGCTGCGCGTTGAACCCGGTGCGAAGCTGTACGTCTTTGACTTGCAGCCCCCACTCGGCGAGGCTTCTTGCGGATTCGATCGCCGCGGCCCCGACTGCCGCAATGCCGGCGGCGATGCCTCCGATGAGCAACGGTGCGCCTTTCAGTCCCGACAACACGTTGCCAACTTCGGCGATGGCGTTTTTCGTGCGACCTTCTATGAGATCCTTCGCCGCGAAAAATGCGAATCGTCCGTTCACTCCATGGCCCGATTCGGCCTCGGCCGCTAACCGCGCCTCTTCCTCTGCAGCCTTCCTTGCGGCGGCGACCATCTTTTCGTAGGACCTGGTGATTGCGTCGATGGCAGCCGGTTCTTTGGCATACCGCTGCAGCAGTTGATCGCGCTGAGCGATCAACCTATCTACACCGGTCTTCCCGTAGACGTCGGCCTGTTTTTCGAGGGAGGCGATGAGCCGCTGGACGGAAGATCGGGTCTGATCGTTGATCCTGACAACCTTGTTGCCGGTCTTCTCCGCCTTGTCCCCCATGCTGTCGAGCGAGGCATTGGCCTTGCCGACGATAGGGGTGACCTGGTCTTCCGCTTCGAGGACTACCTTCTGTGCGTCATCTGCCATTTCGTTAAGCCGCCTTCGTCTCTACTGTCACTTTGGGCTTCTCGATCGCCGCCACGACGGCCGCGCGATCGCGGGGCGAGACTCCCCACTGCGGTTCCCTGCGGTTGTTGTAGAACGCGACTTGAGACGCCGTTGCTGGGCGGCCAGGGAAAGCCGTCTGCAGGAATCCGATGGTGGCGCGATTCTCGCTCACGTCGAGGACCTTAAGGGATTTCAGGGTGTGCCCGGTCCACGTCCAGTTGCGGGTGGGCTCGATTCCGCGCCGGCTCTTGTAGTCCGGGTAGCCTTGCCGGCCTGGCTGCCCGGGTTTCAGCGGCGAAGCCGGCAAGTCATAGATATTTACCGCCGATTGAATGCGCCCCTTGATCGAGTCGGCGAGGACCTGCGCGAATCCCTGCATCTGCAGGGCAGTGAAGCCCGAATAAACGAACCGGGCCTTCCTTACGACGGTGACGTATTTAGCCATGGCTTGGCGATGCAGCAGTGGTTGGACGGGGGCGTTCCGATTCGATCAGCTCCATCACCCGGTATTCTTCTTCGGTGATGTCGGCGAAGGTGTAGGTAATTCCCAATCCCTTCGCGTTGAGAAAACGGCAGGCGCGATCAATGAGGCAGCCGAAGGGCGATTGCATCGACTCTTCGAGCTGAGTGCGGGGACACTCCGGCCCATGCTGCACATCGAGGGACTTCCACCCGGCGCCGCACTCCGGGCATTCGTCAATCTCGTATTCGCACTCGAAGCTGCAGGCCTTGCATCGGAAGACGTGAAACCTGCACTGTTCTTCCGAGAAGCACAGCTCGTCTTTCCGCAGCAGCCAGTGAATCAAAAACCGGAGGCCTGGCTCTTCCGGCCATTCGCCAGGCCTTATTCTTCCGGGAATTCGTCGTCTTCGGCGATCGCCAATTGGGCGAGCAGCTCGGTGATGACGGCGGACTTGTGGACGATGGGAGTCGCGCCGGCGTAACCGCTGCTCGAAACATGGAGCTTGTCGTACAGGAGGCCCGACGGTTCCAGGAACGCGCGGATTTCCTGCTGCCGTCGGCCGACAATGACGCTGGTCGAGGCGCGCTCATGCTCCTGCATCTCCTTCGCAGTAGGCATGCGCAAGACGTGGCTCGTCTCGGCGCCCGGTACCTTCAACTCGATGCGGAAATTGTTGCCTTCGCGGTCGACTCCGGTGATGGCCGCGCGCTCGATCTTACCGATCACCATGCCGGCCTCTGCTTGGTCAAACGCGGCGCCCCCGTCCTTGTCGATGCGGATCCGGTCGAACAGCTCGGCGTTCAGATCGTCGAGGCCGATTTCGTCGGTCTGCGACTTACCCCGGCCGAGTACTCGCCGGACGCTGCGCTGCTTGCGCGCCCAGTGGCACCACTCTTCGTCGTTGGGGAATCGGACGGTGCAGCGCTTTTCTCCGCCCGAGAGGATCGGCACGACGAACTGCTTGGAGACGTCGAAGCCTGATTTCTTGTTTTGTTCTTGCATGAAGTTGAACTCTTAAACGTTTGAATGTTCGGATGTTTGAATGCTTGGACTACCGCTACTACGCGCAGATGCCGGCGGTGGAACTCTTGACGACGGCGCTGAAAGGATTCGTCGCCGTATCGTCGTAGAGCGGGCTGGCGGTCACCTGCACGGTTACGATGCCGTTGGCATCGGCGATCTCGGCCACTTTGAAGGACAATTTCGGGAAGGTACCAGTGAAAGTGTCGGCGGTGCCGTTCGACAGGCCGATGGTTGCGACTCCCGTGGTCAGTCCGATCGCGGACGCCAATTCGGTCGAGCCGTGAGCATAGCGCGCCACGAAGGTGAACCCGCAGACGCGATCGCCGATCTCAAGGCGTCCCTGAGTCGCGTAGCCGTCGACCATTCCCGCGCCGCCCTGGGGGAAGAAGCCGGGACGGAAGTTATTGTCCCAGGTGAGGTCCAGGGACTCAAAGCTTTTTTCGCTGATATAGTCCACGCCGTTGATCGTGAGCGTCAGGCTGTCCGACTGCATTTCGTGCCAGGTCGCTGCGCCTGGGATCGTTATCCCGCTGGGGGCGGTGTAGAAGCCGCTGTTCACCAGTTCTTCGGTAATCGTGGCGCTCATACGCCCGGGGCCGGCCTTGACCGACAGCTTTACCGACTTCACCGCGCAGCCGGTGTAAACCAGGTCGAGCACGGAGGAGCCGCCCGGCCGGATCTGCTGCGCGAACTGGAAATACGGCAGCTCCAATTGAGTCGGGTTGGTTGCGGGGATGATCGGAGTGCAGGTGTAGGCTCCGCTCGCATAGACGCACTTGCCCAAGCCGAAGCCGAAGGCGTGTGCCAGCATCTCGCTCGATGCCGGCCGCTCGACCGTGTAGACGCCGTTGTCGTAGTGACTGCGGAATTGCTGGGTCGGGAACTCGTGGCCTTTCCCGATTTCGGCGGCGTCGTCTTCGTTGACGATCTTCTGCGCCCACGGTTTCTTGTTCAAATTGGGCAGGCGAAAGAATGCCGGCGTCGTGGGAGCGGTATGAATATCCGGCTGGACTGCGTAGCCCAAGCCGATGAGGAGTTCGTTTAAATTTGCCATTATTGCGTTTTCCTTGAGAGGTTTTTCTCGGGCTACATGCCGATTTCGGTGAGAGTGACGGTCACCTCGAAATAATCGAAAGTCGCACCGTCGTTGCTGACGACGATGGTCGAGCGCTGCGCGGTGGGTAAGTCGAGATCCATGGGATAGCAGCCGGGGTCGACTGCGACGTGCATCATCGCCAGATTTTCCGAATTATTCAGCGTCGGGACGCCCTCGACGATCATGTTGAAAATATCCTCGTAGCCCACGCCGGTTTCGGGGGCGCGGAGGAACATCGAGAACTTGTGAGCGTAAAGAAGCGCGCCGCTTAACCGCCGCGGCGCCGTTCCTAGCCAGGCGACCAGAATCGAGCCGGGAGGCATCTGCAGGATTGCCACTCGAAGATTGCTGTCGGTCGCGGGGCCGTCGCTATAAGCTTGGATCGGGCCATTGCTCCACGGAGGCGCGTTGCCTTCCCCGTCGACCGTGAGCGCCGCTACCAGTTGCGGAATGCTTGACAGGACCGCGACCCATTCGCCGAGAATTGTTTTCGGGTTGATCAATGTTTTCTTCTTCTATGGAAGCGTCTGCCCAGCTCTTTGGTTGAGGGTGAGCATGGTGAGTGAATACGAGTCCGGCCGGCGAACGGCCGTCACGGTATATTGCAGGCCGTTGTCGAGCGTCACCCAATCACCTTTCGCCGGATAGCCAGGGAGCGCGCCGGGATCGATTTCGATCTCTTCCCATTGGGGAAATGCGCCCACCTCTTCTTTTTTTCGCGTCTGCCGGATCGCGGTCGCCGGGGTATCGATCGCGCCGGGGTTCAGCGTGTAGGTGATCGCCACACCGAACTTCGCGAGCTTCGAAGCATTGACTTTCGCTACTGAGTCAGACCATGCCATATGAGGTATAAATTTAGGCCGCCAAACGCTCGGCAGGCGGGTCGCCGAATTCTCGACGGATACTCACGACCTGTGCGGCACCGGCGTTCTCTCCTCCGGGCCAAATACCGACGTGCGCGGCCCAGAGGTCGGGATCGAGAGTGGATTGATACCCTCTCGCGAGCCCAACTACGGCGCAAATATCCTCGGGGTCCTTTGGCCAGGGCATCCGGCCGCCGCGCCAGAGCCAAGGGATGACTCCGGTCGCCGCGATCGGCCTGCCAGGGTGATTCGCCGCCGCTTCCTCGCGCGCCTTCGCTTTGAGGTAACGCGCCAGCTGCTTTTCAGAAGCCGCGGACATCAGTGGCGATAGGAGGCTTGGAGGACGTCCCCGGGCTGGGGGATCGAGAGCGCGTTAAACGTGATCGTAACGCCGGAAATGGTGTAGTCTCCACCCGCGCCCGCTTGTTGCAGCACTCCGTTCCGAAACAACTGTAAGCTCGCAGCGGGGCTTGGCGCGTTCGCGAGCGTGAACGAGGCATTCACGCCATCGATCGTGCCGCCGGGCGTTTCCTGGTCGACGAACACAGGCAGAACGACGGGGGCTGCTGTCACTACACGCAGAGTGGGCGGCGTGGTGCTCGTGTCGAGCTTGAACGCAGCAGCATCGATCGCGGCGCAGACGGTCGTCATGGTCTGCTTTGTCACAGTGCTACCCGTCGCGGTCGTTGTGGTTACGTTGGCCGGCACAGCCATCACGACGACGATGGAGGTGAGCGCGGAAGGGCATTCCTTGACCTGGTTGGCGGTCAGCGCCGTCTGCGCGAATAGCGAGGACGAAAAAAAAGCGAGAGAAAGAAGTTTGAGCATAAGTGGTTGAGTCTTTAACGGAGGATGTTGCCGCCGCGGAAGATGAGGGCCGGGGTCGACGAGCTAGTCAGGTAGGACGCGGCCCCGATGTCGACGGGGGCGCCGTGACGCGCATAATTGCCGTGAAAGTCGATTGGGCCCAGGTCCGCGGCTTCGATCCAGGGATCAACGCCGGCGCCGATCGCGGCCGAGCCCGCGGCTAGATCCATGTACGCCATCGTGATGTTGCTCTGGAGAAATCCTCCCGACGGGACACTGAATCCGTTGAGATTCAGAAAGCCGGCATCGGCGGTAACACCGTAGGTGATGCTATTGAGGTTTTCGAAGCCACTCCCAATCGCCTGCCAGGCGCCAAGGCTTGCGATCGTCGTGTAAGCTGATCCATTGTCGTTGCTCATGAAGAACGCCCCGCCGCTAGCGTCGTAGAGGTTGTTCAGGGTGATGGGAGATCCAAGATGCGTCGCATTGGTGTTCGTGGCAGCCCAATAGAACGGCAAACCTCCGGTCATCTTCAAAATGTTGTTCATTATGGCGATGTTCACATTTGAGCCAACTTCCCAATTGATCGCGGCCGCTTGGCCCTCCGTCCCTGCGATCGATACGTAGATCGAGTTGTTATAGATCGCCAGGCCGTTTGTGTTGCCCCAAATTCGAACAGCTCCTTGCTGCGACGCGGATGATTCGCCGCGCACATCGTTATAGCTGATGTTGTGGTGGAACTTAACGCTTTCCCCGCTGGTCTTTCCTCCAAATGACCCGACCTGAAAGGATGGCCCTACATTCGCGTAGGTGAAGTTATAGGCAATCTCTCCGCTCTGAGTATCCTGATCCAGATCAATCGCGCTTCCGTCAAAATAGGTTGAGCACGCCGTGCCGGTGATCTCATTGTTATTAATTCTGAAGTCGCGAGAATTGGAAACAGTGACAGCTGAAGATCCTCCCAGGCTTAGCCCGCTGTAATACCCGCCCCACCCGGCAATGCGATTCATATAATTATGTTCGATCGTGACGCCGGTAGAGCTGGTGACTATAATTCCGCCAGCTTCCGTCTTGTTGGGCCCGTGGACACCTCCTGTGCCGCTTTGCGGGTCGCCGGGGATATTAACGAGCGTGTTATAGCCGACGTAGACGCCCTGCGACTGATTAACCGGGCCGCCCAGGTAGCTGTCGTATCCCTGAACGATAATCCCGAAAGAAAGGTCATTGCTAACAACGTTGCCGTAGATCTGGAGTCCGAGGAATCCTACAGTGGAACTTGATCCTGTGAAATCGCAGTGGATCCCGATCCAGTATCCCGAGATCACATTGTTTGCCAGAACGACGTTTCGCAACCCGCCTCCTGCCGTTTTCGTCACATGGAAAGATATCCCTGTGCCTCCATTGAGCACTGTAATGTTCGGTTCGGACCCCATCCATCCGGACCCCGCGAATGCCAGGTTGGTGATTGAAACGAACTCGGAATTTCCAAGGTCTACGCCGTCGCCGGTGCCGCTGCTGATTGTCGCGCGGCCCGTCCCATAGGAACTGATTGATGATTGCAGTGCTGCCGATCCGGTCAGCGTTAGAGAGATTGTGCCGCTGAACGTGTCGCCGCCCCTGAACAGGATTGAATCGCCCGCCGAGTAGGTGCCAGAATTGACCTTTGCGACGGTCTGCCAGGGCGTCGAAGAACTCATTCCGTCGTTTGAGTCTGATCCCGAGGCGGAAATGTAATAGGTAGCGGCAAAGATGCGCACCGATACCAGTAAAAACGCGGCCAATTTTAGGGTCATTGGACGTAGAGGTCAAAGACCGACCCTGTGACAAAGTTGCTGCCGCCATAAACACCCACCACCATACTGCTGACTGCCGCGGTGTTGTTCCAGAGAGCGGTAGATGTAAAGACCCTCAAGTTTGAGGAGCTTCCGCCGGAGGTGACTCCTCCCGATGTAGACACTCCAGTTTTCAAAAATACGGTTCCGCTGTAATCCGGAATATCTATGATGGACACACCAGGAGCATTCGACAGTGACGTGGCGCAAGCTATATCCCCTAAAACAAATCCGATGGATGAGTTGAGGGTCTGGCCAGCAGAGTATGTGGTTCCCGCCACCTGAGAGTACTGTCGCGAGTAATTTCCGGTCGTGTCCCCATTGAACTGAAGATAAATGCCGTCATCCGTCTGCGAAGCGCTGCAGCGCGCCGTGACGACAAGCCGAAGATTTCGGTAGGTCGAAGGGATTGAGGGAAAGCTAACGGTTGAGGCCGGGGATGCTAGAATCTGCTCCGAGAGGAGCACGTACCCGCCGGTTCCACCAGACTGAAGATCCGTCACGGTACCGGCGCTGTTTACAACACTGAGGTGGTTGGAGTTGGCCGAATTGCAGAACGGCGTGATATATCCGCTGCTCGGGTTCGATGGTGTCGTGCCGCATAGAAAGTCGACGGCGCCGGCGCCTCCCCCGGTCGGGGAAACCGTCAGCGGGCCGGGGATTGTCGGGGCGCTGGCGGTTATGACCTGGCCGCTGCCGTTGGTGCCGATCAACGGAGCAGAAGTAGGGATCGCGCCGCCCTGGATCTTCGTCACAAGTCCAGTAGCACCGATATCACCCAGTGCACCGATGATCGGGCCCGCGCTTCCAAAAACACTTGTAATGAATGCGGGCTTATTCAGGATCTGCGCCAGGCCGGAACTTGCATTCCAGTCGCTATTCACTTGGGCAGCCGGAATTGTCGGCTTGTTCGAGAGATCGAGGTAACTGCCGCTCGTTGCAACGGTGGCGAGTCCAAGCGATGAAGCCGTGATAGCGGAAACGGCCGCGGCGATCGCGCTACGCACGGCTTTTTCGCTTGCCACATTCGTGTCCGCGCCAGGGCTAGCCAGGGTGGTGGTGAGACTGTACGAACTGCACCATGCCGAGCCCGTGGAGCAGGGAACGCCCGCAGCCGGATAGACCATGCTGCCACCACCGCCGCCCCCTCCGCTGCCGGGAGGAGGTGTGTACTGCCCGAACGCGAACGAGGGCGCCAAAAGGATCGAGAGAATTGCGAATTTCTTATACATACGCCGCGCTCACCGTCGCTCCCGCTGGCACATAAACCCACGTCCCGTTGAGCGAATACCACTTGGTGGAACTCATCACGGGCAAGAACTGGCCGCCCCCGGCCGGGATGGGAAGCCCAAGCGAACTCGTTACGGTCGCGTCTCCCAGGCGGACCGTGCCGGTCCCTGTGACAATGATCTGGATGCACGCGGCATTCCCTCCCGCTGCATTCAACGGGTGGGCGGCATTATCGCCGATGATGTCGGGAAGTGGCTTCATAAACTGATCTCTTTCAATTTCGTGAGATGGTGATGGTGATGCAGGCGGCCGGGTGCGGCGATCGTGAGGACGTCGCAATCCTCGTCCGGCCCTTCGACTCCTTCGAGCCAGGCTGGGGGGTCGTAGCGCTTCATGCGAACAAACAAACAGGAGAAAAAAGTGGGCGCCGCGGGAAGGAAATGATGAAGGGACCGTGACGCCCGGAGGAAAACTAATTACTACTCGGCCTTTGCTTCGTTCGAGACGGGTTCGGACGGAGGCTTGGCCTTGGCCTTTGTCTTGGACGGGGAAGTGGACTCGGGCAGTGGAGCAGGGGGATCTTCGTCGCTCACGAGCTCCGCGTGTTTCGATGCGATGAGCTTTTCCCCCTCGGCTTTATCGATCGAGAAGATATCGCCGGGCGCGTGCATCTTGCCCGGCGTTTGAATTGTGACTTTCGCTTTGATCTGCATAATCCGAAGATTACACAGTGGCGGCGAGAGAGGCATTGGGACGGGTCGGAACTACGAGCGGCGCGCTCTGCATCAGCAGGTAGCGGATCGCCGGATCGTGAGAGACCCACGACTTCGGGTAGTAGGGCACGGCCTGGTAGCCGGCTTCCTCATCGCGGATCGCGCCGAAAGCGCGGACGCCTTCGATTTGCGGGGTGGCCATGACTACGGTGCGGTTGGGGATGATGGGCTGCAGGGTGTCGTTCGCGTCCAGGTAATACCCGGCGTAAACCCAGATGTTGAAGCCGTCGATCGTGCCCATGAAAGTTCCGCCCTCGTTCATCTTGGCGGACTGGTCCATCGTGGGCATCTGCTGGTAGGTGCGCTGCAGGGCCAGACGGTCCTTGACGAACGGGTTGGCGCGGAAGATCTTCCACGCGGCGACGTCCATGATGACATCCGTCGGCATGGCTCCCACGGCCTGCAACACGATCAGCGCCCAATCCTGGAGGTTATCCAACGGGTTGACGCCGTTGGCATCCCACAGCGCGCCGCCGGTCAATACGACGGTGTTCGCGGATTGGCGGCCAAAATTGACCACCTGCGTCGGATACAGGTCGCCAGTCACGGTGACGGTGCCCGAAACGAGGGCCGAGGCGGCCATCACTTCGAGACGGCGGGTCAGCATCTGCACTTGGTCCTGCAGGTCGAAGGCGAGCAGTGCCCGCATGCGGTCCATCGGAGTCAGTGATCCGCCGATTTGCTCGCCGGGCGAGCGCTTCAGGGCGCGGGTGCCGTCCCACACTCTCTTGTCCTTGAGATAGGCGGGCTTGAAGGTGTTGGTGGTGAAGCCCTGGGACTCCACGATTTTGCCTTCGACGAGCGGCGAGACGAACGGCGTCAGGCGGCGCGTTTTCGAGATCACGTCGAAGTGGATTTCTTCGCCGGTCTCGGTTTGGATGCGGTTGAAGAACCGGTCCAGGAAAAAGCTGGGCGGTTCGATCAGAGAGGCGACGACGCCCATCATCACGTTAGTTGTAAATAAGTCTGCCACGTTTTAAGTTCCTTTTCTGTTGAGTTTGTTTTGTTGCTGCTATGCGTGTGGCGCTTGTTTACGGCACCATAGCGGTGATGATGTCGATGCCCTTACCGCGGAGGGTCTGGTAGGTGTTGGCGACGGTCTGGCCGGTGCCGAAGGTCATAGCGGACGCATCGAACTGGCCGCGGATGTAGACGAGCGCGTCCACGTCTCCCGAGGTCGCGTTGGCGTCTTCGGCGAGGATGCAGTCGGGGGTCTGGCTGCCGTCGCTTGAAGCGGCGAGGGAAAGCGTGGCTTTGCCGCTCGCGGTGATGATGCCGAGCAGCGCGCCGCGGGTCAGGTTCTGGCCGGAGATGAGTGTCAGCTTTTTGCTGGTGATGCCGGTCCGTCCGATGAGAAGGCGATCCGGGGTGTAGCCGGTCGAATAAAACGTTGTGAGATCGTTTGCCATTGGGTTTATTTTTGGCCTTCCAACTGAAAAGAGGCGGTTGAGGGCCTCGTCTCGGAGAGAGGGTTACTTGACTCCTTTCAGGGATTTCATGACACTGACGATCGCGGCCACTTCGGCCTGGTCGTCGTTTTGCGGTTCGGAGCCTGTGCCCGTTCCGACTTTGGGATTCGCTACGCCCTGCATCGCCGCGGCAAGCGGATTGGGGATTGCGGGAGAGCCGGCAACAGGGGCGGCGGCAAGCAGCTTTTGGGCGGCTTCAGCCGACATGTCGGTGGTCAAAGCGATGGTGCGCGCGAGGTCCTCGCGGCCTTTGGCTTCGGGCAGCGCGACGATCGCAGCGATTCGGGTGCGCTCAGCGGCAACTGCCGTGTCGGCAGCGGCTTTAGCGTCGGCAGCCGCTTTGTTGTCGGAGGCGGTCTTGTCGGCAGCAGCTTTCGCTTCCGCGGCTTTTTTTTCTTCAGCGGCTTTGAGTTCCGCCGCTTCTTTTTCGTTCATCTGATGTACTCCTTGATGGGGATTTCTGGCGGCGGTACCGCCAAGCTTGTTGTTTTGGGATTTCGGCATGCTCCAGCCGGGTGTTCCCGATTGACTCAGCTCCGCTACTACTCCCTCGAACGATCCGAGGCGATCCGCCATACCGGCGGAGACGGCGGCCTCCCCGACGAGCTGGCCGCCGCGGCCGAAGTCGGAGAGCACGGTCTCTGTCGAGACGTTACGGTTGCGCGCTACCGCGCCGATGAAGGTGTCGGCGAGCGAGTCGAGAATTCCTTGGATATGGACGCGGCCGGCGTCGGTGTCCGGCCCCGCGAGTTTCAGCGGCGATTGGCTCGAGACAATTTCGTGGCGTTTTACGCCGTCTTTGGCGTCGCGCGCCGAGGTGTCGCGCATCGAAACCACAGTCCCGATGCTGCCCAAAATGGCAGTAGGGTCGATTACCACCTGGTCCGCGGCGCTGGCAATCCAATAGCCTCCGGAGGCCGCCTGCGCGCCCACGTACGAGACGATGGGCTTTTTGCCGCGGGCGTCATAGACCATTTGCGAGAATTCGTTGATTCCCGCCACTGCGCCGCCCGGGCTGTCGAAATTGAGGATGATGGCCTTAATTGCGGGATCGTTGAGCGCGGCCGTGAAGTCGGTGGCGAGAACCTGGGTGCTCGTGGCTCCCGAGACTTCGGTGAAGAGATTCGCTCGTGGGAAGATAGGGCCCGTCACTGGTAGGACAGCCACGCCGTCGCGGTTTTCGACGGTGCGGGTGTTGGTGAGCGGCCGTCCGATCTTGGCGGCGACGGCTTCAGGGCTCAAGTTTTCACGCGCCGCAATCTCGACGATCTGATCGAGCGCTCCTTCGGTGATCGCCCAGGGCTGGTCGGAAAGGGCGCAGTAAGCGTTGATCATTACTCGTTCGGTCCTCCTGCAGGGGCTTTCGCGGGATTTTCGTTATCCGCTTGCTCTGCCTGCTCTACTTGCAGCGGCTGGCGGCTCGCGATAACTTCGGGCAGCGGCAGATTGAGTTCGGCCAGGCGCGCGCGTTCGGCGGAGCGCTGCTCGAGCACTTCTTCCCAATCGAGGCCCTGCTGCGCGCATTCCTCTTCCAGAGTCGAAAGGTATGCGTCCAGGCGAAGCTGCGCGCCTTGCGCCTCTTTTACCGGATCTCTCCATCCCCGGCCGGGTCCGATCCACTTGCATCGGGAGTAGGCGTAGACGTTGTCGTAGTAGTCCGGTGCGTCAATCAGCCCCAGGCTGATCGCTTCTTCAAGCCACAGCTCGTATACCGGCGTGGCCCACGAATCGACGAGAAATTTGCGCCTGCCGATGAAAAACTTGAAGGCCTCGACTACTGCCGCGGAGGCGCTAGAGTAGTTGTCCTTCGAGAAATCCTTCATCAGGAATTCGTAGGGCATGTTTAGGCCGACCGCGGTGTGACGCAGGACGTTTTCGACAAACGGTCCATAGGCGTTATTCGGCCGCGTGGGCGTGAACGGAGATAATTTGTCGCCAGGGAACAGCGGAAGAACAGCCGCGCCCTTGAGGTTCACGCGGTACTCGTTCCTCGCCTGCATGTAGGAGAGGAATTCGGGAGAGTTCACGTCCTGCCCGAACATTGTGGCCAAGGTGGTCGAGTCCATCGGCGTTTCGATGAATGCCGCAACCATCGCCTGCACCACGGCGGCTTGAATTTCGGTCCGCTGGTAGTGATCCAGCATTTTGAATTGCGTCAGGACGGCCGTCAGGTCCGGCTTACCGCGATGCTGCCCGATGCGATCCTGCTCGTGTACGTGGATGACGCGCTTGCGTCCCCACGGGGTCTCGGCTTCAATAAATTCCCACTGAACGACTTGCGGCAGCACTCCGATATAGGCGTCGCCCGGGTGCGCTTTGCGGATCCAATACCCCAGCGGTTTGCCGTAGTCGTCGATCTGCACGCCGCCGCGCATATATTGCCCGTCGATGCGCCCGATCGGCGTGGATAGCCTATCGCTTTCGATGACCTGAATCTTGGTCGCGAACTTCGACCGCGACGAGGGCATCCACATGGGAAGCGCCAGGGCCTCGCCGTTCAACATGCATCCGTTGAAGATATTGCGGGTCATGCCGTGAAAGTTCGAGGTGTTCTGCACGTCGCAGAGCGTCGTTTCGGCCCACGGCCGCCAAACTGATTTGACTTTCCGCGACCATTCGACCGCCCACTTCTTGTCTTTGCCGAGCGCCACGAAATCGGGCATGGGTACCAGGCGCAGCCCAATGCCGACCACGTTGTCGAGCTGGGTCCGGCGCGCACCGCTCGCGATGCCGTGGTTGCGGTCGAGATCTCGAGATCTCGGGGCGAGGGTGTTGAGGTCGTAGAGAAGGTCAGAATCGGCCGATCCCGCTACCGGGTTCCAGTTCGCAAGTTCCCGGCTCGTCAATGATGCGCCCATGTGCGGTGCGTCCCAGTTCGAACCGTAGGCTTCCCACGTCATTCCGCCGTCGCGGGAGAGCTGCCCGCCGCGGTGCTTGACCGAGGGCTTCGTCGTGATGGTGAGATCTGTCGTCATTTCCGGGAGGGCTACTGCATCGCTGTTACGCGGCCTTCGACGGGAGGGCTGCGCCGGCGGGGGACATGCTGCCGAAGTGCCTCAGCCGGTGTTCGCGTTCCGCCCTTTCCACGGCGAATTCGTCGCAGATCCGCGCGCCGATCGATTCGTACAGCGCGCAGAGAAGCTCACGCCGGCCTTCCCGATCGAAACTTTTCAGTTCCTTGTCGATCGTCGCCCGAATATCGCGGGTGGTGAGATCGATCAGCGTGTCGTTGTTGTTGGCGTCCATGGTTACCTTTTACCTGCCGAATCCGAAGAAAATGGGGCTGCGCGGGGTCACCATCGTCTGCAGTCGAGCGATGTATTGCTGCAAGTCCGCGATGTTGGTCTGGGAGTACCGAACGCTCGAGCCGTCCGCGAGGCGGATCTCCTCTTCGCGCGAGCCGGTCATCAGACTCTGTAACGCCGTCTGCGCGTCGGTAAGCCATTGCTGGAGTGTCGCTTGGTCCATTTGGGTTAACTTGTGTTGTGGCTTTTAAGCCACACTGTCAGAGGTACGGATCGGAGGGCGTTTCCTGCTTGGGCGGTCGCATTAAGACGGCGATTGTCGGACGCTGCCGGCCCGAGATCTTGGCCTCCGCGAGTTCCTTCAGCCGCTCCACTTCCCGGTTCAGGCGGAAATTGGAAGTCATCACCAGGCCCTGGAGTGCCGCATATGCGTAATTGCGGGCGTCGAGCGCCTCGTTGCGTGCGCCGGCAGTCTTTTTACGCCATTGATACTTGGGCACCGGTCCCGTATAGTCGGGCACGCGGACCTCGCTGGTCAACATCTCGAAATAATCGAGGTCCCGTCCGACCGGAAAGTGGCAGAATCCGGGGCCTGGGTTAGCGATTTTCAGCCGCGAATAAACGATCTCCTTGCCGGCGTCGACGCCGACGGAGAAAGGAGGAGGCAGCTTGCCGCGCTGCTTGCCGAGTCTCGGCGGCCACACCGGGCGAGTCTGCCCTTCATGTCCTTTGATGGCCCAGATCTTGCGTCCGGAGCGCGCGTGGCAGAACTCACGGACGGTTTGCTGGTTGTATCCGGAATCGATGCAGACGGCGCGGATCGAAAGCTCCACGTTCATCTCGCTCAGCCAGGCTCCCTTGCAGTAATCGTCCAGTTGTTCCCAGGGCGAGGGATGCAGCGGATCGGCCGAGACGAGCTGGGAGGTGTCGCCCAGGAAGGACTGATACTCGATCGACCAGTTTTCTTCGTCTTTGCCCCATCCCACCAGTTCAAATTCGAGGCGGTTGGGTTGGACGTCGACGCCGACGGTGAGCGCGCCGACTTGCGCCGGCAGGGTAGGACCGTAGGCCTCGCAGCGGGATTTCAGCGTCGCTGCATCGGCTTTCGCTTCGGATGGATCCGTGTACGGCAGCCCTTGCTTGAGATTGATGAACGCTTTCCGTGCGATCGGGTTTTTATTCCCGCGCTCCCACATGGCTGCGAGATTCGTCCAGGAATTTTCGGGCCATCCGTAGGGGTAGATCAGGGCGTTGACGTGATAGGAGCGGATCCTTCCGCCCACCACGCCTTCGCGGTAATTCGAAGGCGCGCCCGCGATCCACTGCCCGCGCGGGAGGACCTCGTTCTTGCGCCACTCCTCAAATTGACCGCCGCATTTTTCGCACTGGTAGCGGACTTCCTCCGGGGACCCCTGCGGCCAGCGGAGGCCTCCGAGCTCGCCGCGCACGAAACGCTCGTTGCCGAAGACGAGGACCTGCTCCCATTTACACAGTGGGCACGGAACGAAATATTGCCGCTGGTCGCCGGCCTTGTACCACCGGTTGATGTTGCTGAATTCTTCGATGGTTGGGGTGGAGAGGAGAAAGATCTTGCGATTGCGAAACGCGCCGGTGCGCTGGATCAACAGATCGATCGGATTTCCCTCACCGTCCAGGTCATCGGGATAGGCGTCGATCTCATCCGCCAGCACGAAGCGGCTGGGATAGGATCGCAAGCTTGCTCCCGAGTTCGCGCCCACGAAAATGAGGGTGTCCCGGGACGGGCCGAACTCCTTCATCAGCGTCTTGTTGCTCGCGTCCCGGCTGCGCTGTGCGGCCACCAGGTCGCGGAGGACGTCGGTTGCTTCCACAACCCGGTCGAACCGGATCCGGGAGAATTTCTTTGCCAGGTCGAGCGTGGGCTGCACGATCATCGTCGAGTCCGGATACCGGTGCATCCAGCACCCGACGGCGTTGAGCCCAATTTCCGTGCCGGCGCCCTGCGCGGCTTTCTGCAAGGCCACGATCTCGCACGGGTCGGAGGGCGAGAGGCGGTCCATAATCTCTTGCGCATAGGGAACGCGGGAGGTCCGCCACGGCCCGGGCTCCGGAGAGGGCTTGCCTACAATGCGGTAGGTGTCGGCCCATTGCGAAACGGTAATGTCCGCTTCAGGGCGCAATCCGGCCGAGAAGGACTCAGCTATGAGGGTCGCGGCCGGGATTGTTGTGATCGCCACTGCTACCAGCAGTCTCGTGATGATGATCGGATTACGCGGCCAAGTCATCGGCTTCGACTTCGACTCCGACAATGCCTGCAAAACGGGATTGAATTTCGCCCGCAACTCGCGCATCCGCTTCTCTGTAGAAAATTCTGATCGTCGATTCGATCTCGGCGAGATCTGTCTTGCCCACGAGCTTCGGGGCGAGCTGCAGCGGCACATTCTCGCGCGCCTGGCTGAACATCCGGCCGATCGCGTGGTAGACCTTCCGGGCTTCCCCGACGTCCACCAGTTCACCCCGCGCCTTGGCAGCCTTCAACTCGGCCATGTCCGCTTCGGCCGTCTCGCGCCTGGCCTTCGCCTTCAGGAACTCGACGCCGGCGTCTGCTTTCTTCTCTGCGCCGGATTCGGGGTCTTCATCCGCCGGCGCAAACTCGACCCGGGGCACACGGCTCGCTGCCCACAACCGGTCTGCCTCGGCGAAATCGATCAGGCCGTCCGGCCGGACCGCTGCCTTGATTCGCCCGGTGGCCAGCGCCTGGCTGACCGCGGCCTCCGTCTCGCCTCGCAGCTTGAGCGCTCGCCGGTGTTTCGCGTACTCGGCCTGGTTGCCGGCGGTCAACTTAAGTCCAAACTTAAGTTCTTAAGTGCAAACTTAAGTCGTTTTTCCCGTAAAGTGAGTGTTTTCAGCAAATCTTGTCGGACTTAAGCTTAAGTTAAGCTATCGGGAAACCCAGAAACTAGCGCGTTTCGGCAATGGCGTAGCCCGCGGGCGCGCCGGTCCGCCGGAAGGACCCAAACACCCGGGGGGTGGGGTGCGAGGAACTCCTCGAGTATTGCGGCGCGAAAAAGGGATTGCTAGGTCTGGACATTGTCTTGACATCCTACTGTGGACGTTGTTCGGAAGAGGGCGTGCGGTCGACCGGCGTGAATACCTCTGCACTCATCAGCAACTGGAAGATGGTCCGGAGCTGATCCGGTGTAAACTCAGCGGTCTGAAGCGTGGCGCGAACGAGTTCAAAGGCCGCCTGCGTCTTGAGCAGCCGGTCGTCGGTCGGCGCATCGCTCCCTGTCTGTCGCGCAATCTCGGAGACCAGCGCGGCTACACGCGTCTGCGACTCCGCATAAGCGCGAGCCCAGTTATTGAGCTGGAGGCGGTCGCCAACATTGAGCTTCCTGTACAGCTTGCAGAGATAGACCTTGATCGTATTCTCGCTGATGCCTAGCTGGTACGCGATCTCCTTATTCTGGTGGCCGTCAAGGACACACTGGACCACGGTTTGTTCGCGTTTTGTGAGCCTGATTCCCATTGTTTCAGTGTTTGCCGATTAACTGAGCCAGCAGGCCGGCTACTGCGGCCGCCAACGTTCCCATCATCCACATTTTGAGCTGATCGAGCTTATCCGCGAGGCTGCGGCGCTCGACGATGTCGTCGCGCTGGCCCGCCTCGAGATTCTTGATCCGCTCTTCGTGGGCGGCCAGAATTCTGTCGGCGGATTGGACGCTTAGCCCGGCCTGGTAAGAGGACGTCATTATTATTCGGTTACTCGTTTGCCCCTGGCGCGGGAGCGTTTGGCGGGTTGGTCGACGGTGGGAGAGGCGCCGGATTCCTGTTGTCGGCCTAAGCTGCTGGCCTCGGCGAATCTCGCCAAGGCCGCCTCGCGCAGGAGGCGTAGCCTTTCGTCTTCCTGGTTCAGCGCCACAAATGCCTGGTTGCGGCATGCGTGCGCCAGTTCTTGTCTGGTCATCATGCCAACAGGACTGTGATTCTCGGTCGGATGCTCGAAGCACTCAGCGAGCGAGGTCAGGAATTCGGAAGGCGTCATTGCTAGTCGGCTCCGTGCCGCCAAAAGCCGTCAGCCGCAATCTCCCATGCCGATTCGACCTCGATCTTTTGCTTTTCGCAGAATTCCGCATGCGCGCCATTGCCGAAGACGCAGGCTTCGCAGCATTGTTGGGGATTGGGATTATAGGCGCGGGAGGCGATGATTTCCATTGTGACTTTCTAGGCGGCCTTTTTCAGATACGCCGGCTCGATCGCCACCTTGACGGGGCGTCCCAGCATTTCGACCAGGACGCGGACCTTTTGGCGGGCGGCTTCAACCACGATTCCGGACGCGCCCGAGAGCGGTCCGGACTCGATGGAAACACGGGTGCCGGCCACATACGGGCCGCGTACGCCGGTGGGCTGTGAAGCAATCGCGGCGCGGAGATTGGTGATCTCCTCGTCCGTGATCGCGATAGGACGCATTGCGCTGGGTAAGATTTCGGTAACTCCGGTCAATTCGAGGACAGTAGGGATTTCGCCGGCGGTTGCCCGCACGAAAAGGTAACCAGGGAAAAGCTGACGCTCAACGGTCTTTGTGCGATCGCTCCATCTCACCGTTTCGATGAAGGTCGGTACCCACTGCTCAATTCCGATCTGATTCAGGCGGTCGCGAACCTTGAAGGCCCAATTCGGCCGCACAACCAGTGCGTACCATTCTTTCGAGCGCGGCATGCCCACATCAGTCACGGACTGCTGCATTTTCCCCTTCCCCTTCTTCAACAAAAAAATCGCAGTGGTTAAGCTGCTTTTGGTAAATCCGGGGACACCGGTTTCAGTGCAACGACTTTCAGCGAGCGGTATCCGCTTCTCTCTTCGTGGATAAGGCCCTTTTGCAGGCTCTGTGGAATGGTCTTGTCGATCGCCCCAAGCGGGAAATCGAGGATGGCGATGAGGCCGTCCAGCCCAAGCATCCGCCGCAGTATCTCGAAGATTTTCTTTTTGTCTACCAAGGTCCGCTTGTTCGTTCTCGGACCCATCTGGACCTGGTAAAGGAGGCCGGTTTCGACGACGGGTTTGTCGGCGTGGCTGTCTTTGTGCCAGCTCTTGATTTCCGCCTCCAGCACGGCATGCTCGTCGACTGCCGGCTGCATCAGTTCGATCTGCCGGTCGAGTTCGCCGAACCGGTCGACCTTGGACTGGCGCATCGCTATTTCTGCGGGCGTCAGATCCTTCGTGGTCCGGATCTCGCATACCTTGGTGGGCATCCGACTCTAAGAATCCCAAGGAGAATATGGGGAATAGGGCCGTCAATTGGTACGGGTTTCGGGTAGTACTTTCGGATATTCTCGACTTAAGTGTGTGATATCGCGTACTCTTTAGATAGGCGCGGGGCTCCGAAAAAAGGGGAAAGACGCGCTTTCGGAGCAAAAACTTTTTGCAGGTCGTCACCCTACACGAGGGACCAGGGCGCGCCATTCGCCGGTTGGCCCTGTTGACCAAGCGGGAACGCCAGGTCCTGAGGCTTATTTCGTGCGGGCAGCCGAACAAGGAGATTGCCTACTCGCTCTCCATCTCGCTCTCCACGGTCAAAGGCTACGTGGCCGAATTTCTGGGGCTCGGCTTCTCAAACCGGGTCCAGGTGGCGCGCTGGGCGCTGCTCCATCCTCACGTTTTTGCGACCACTCACGCTATCGAAATTGAGCTGCACTTTCCGGGATGTCCTTGCGGGCAGCCGAGGTGTGAGGAACTCCGGGATTTCGACGCTCAAGCCATTGCGGCTTAGGGCTGGAGAAGTCTAGACGCGGTCTTGACTGACTGACGTGTCTGCGATCGAATAAGATTAGATCGTATGGCGTCGATTCTTCAGCAGCCTTTTTTCCAGATCACGCTTCCGCTGATGTCCACGTTCATCGGGGCGATTTGGGTCGCGTCGTGGACTCAAAACAAACGGCTGGACGATATCATCAAGCGTTTGGATCGGATCGAAGCGAAGCTCGAGAATCAGCCCGACAGGATCTCGCGCCTTGAGGAGCGAACGAGCCCATTAAACCGGTGACGGTTTTGCGCGCCGGCGTTTCCGAGTCTAGACAAGATGTCAAGACTTCTCAGTGGTGCGTCTGCTTTATCCGTCGCTCGAGCTTTTGGCGGCCTTCGCGTTTGCCGCCCAGATCGCCGCGCCGATCTCACCGCGGTCCGTCTCGAGCCAGTCGGCGACGCGATTCACGCGGTGCTGGCTCCCGACCGTATCGCGCAGCTCGGCCGCAATACCGCGTAATAGCGTGTCCAGCCTCTTTGCAGGGTTGGCCTCGGCCCGGACCGCGGACATGAGGTTGTCGAGGGACAGCACGGCCGCTTGACTACGCGCTTTTGGCCGACGCCGGCGTCTGCTGCTGCTGGAGCTTGGCGACGGCGCCGCGAAGCTCGGATTCGATATGCGACTCCGGCACGTAGAACGGATGGTGAGTCACGTTGACGGTGAGCTGCTGGGATTTGGCATCGTACGAATAGCTCGCATTGACACCGTGCCCCGAGATTGTAGAGTCGGTGACGGTGGCTCCATTTTTCGACGTGAGCTGAGCCTTCAGCGTATCGACAGTTTTTTGGGAAACGTTGGTGATTACCATATCCTCTCCAGCTTACGCGCCCGCCCTCATCGTTTGCTCTTTGCGGGGTCTGCCGCGTTGAGCCTGGCGTTGACCTTGACCCGCCGGCTGCTCCATCGCCGACAATATCCGGCCGGCCTGGCCGAGTGAGGTTAGCGGTATTTGTAGGGATCCGTTGTCGACGGTAAACCGATTCATCATCCGCCACGGGATGAGCAGATTTCCGCTTCGGACGCTTACAGTTTGAGCAGTGGAGGACGTGGCGCTTTTTCGCGCCTTTCCTGACGTAGCCATCGTTGGGTGATTCTCCTTATGGAGTTGAGTTTACAGGGAGACGGCCGAGAGCGCGAGTCTTTTTTTGAGTGACGCCCGATTAAGGAATGCCGTCGCGGAAAAACGTTTGTCGCCGCAGACCACGACGGCACCTTAGCTCGATGTTCAGGCTTCTCCTTTCGCCTTCATTTTCGCTCAGGAGGCCGTAGTTTGAGTGGTGGACGGCGAACTGCCGGCCGCCGCGGGGGGAGCAACGGAAATTGCCCCGGCTTTATCGACCAGCGCGGAAGACGCGTTTGCGATGGCATCGAGAGCCGCCTGGTCAGAGGCACTCAGCGTGCCCGGAGAATTCTGGAAATTCTGGATCATCGTGTCGAGATTGGCTACGCCGGTGACGATGCCGTCCAGCGTTTTGCTGATGGTGTCGAGATTGGCCTGCTCTTTTGCAGCCCAGTCGGTGATTTGGCTCATGATCGTTGTCTCCCCTTTCTGGAGTTCTGCGAGCTGCTGCGTGATCGCCGCAATATCGGCCTTGATCGCCGTGATGTCGGCACTGTCCACAATTAAAATGCTCCAGCCCACACAGCCTAGTGTAAGCGTTGGTGTGGCCGGCAGGGTTAAGATTGTCGTTGCCGGGTAGCTCCCGGCAGTATATGCGGGGCAAAGACCAGTGAGCCAGGACGACATGGACGCCATTGTGGGGCGTCTCATTCGGGAGAAGTCGGAAAACCTTCGCCGTCAAGCCGCGATTAACGCGGAACTGAAGATGGTGCAGAGCACGCTCGAAAGCGTATTCCAGCAATTGCACAAACTATCGCCTGAACAGGCCGCCGGAGCATTGGAGCCAGTCCGCAAGTATTTCCAGATCGACGCTCTCATGGAGCTGTTGAAGGAGCGGGAACAAGTTCAGGCCGCGATCGTGGACCGAATCAAGCACCTGCGAGACCTTGGCGTCAGCGACT